GCTTGTGAAATTGCCATTAAAGTCTCCTAATAATATCAGCCATATCTTTATGACCTTGTTTTTGTAATAATCCTGCTACAGTAGCTCTATCACTTGCTATAGCTTGTTTTAAATATAATAAAACAACTTGTGTCATATTATCTTTAAATGCTTCTGCCTGTGCTCTTACTTCAGGAGTAGCATTTTCACTAATACTAATAAGTCTTTCCATTATTCTTTCTGTCCAATATTCTGGACTTAAACCTTTATTGTTAGTGGTTTGTACTTTTACATCACCTATTGTTGGTTTAATATCTACTGAAAACATTATGTTACCTGTTGTCGAACAGGACCTGTTCTATAATTATCTTTAGTATTTTTACCTTCAGCAAATACTTTTAATCTTTGTATTGCTTCTTGAAATCTTTTTTCGTAATTTACCATAATATCTGGCTCACCTTTCATAAAAGTATATGCTTCTACTAATGAACCATACAATAAACAATCTGGTGCATTTGTACCTAAATAACTTGTTCCATCACTACTTGTTGTAATAGATGTAGGTGTATATTCATAATGTAATTCTGCTGTTAAATTTGAACTAGGAGTTGGTGCTACAATAAAAGTATCTTCATCAAATCTAGCATAATATTTAGGTATTCCTGTTGTAGAACTACTAGGATATGCTTCTCTAATAAAAGCTACATCTTTAAATAATAAATATTCATAGCCACTATTATCTACAGCTAATGAATGTGCTGATAAAAAGTCTGTAGGTGTTGACAAATATTGATTGCCAGATGTTAAAGTACCTGTAACATTTTTTCTAAATACTGGAAGAGATACTAATTTTTGTATTCTATCTTCAGTATTAACAATAAATTCATCTAAGTTATTTACAAAAGTAGTTTCTGTATTATTAGTGTAATCTTGTATTGCTGTTTTTAATGTTGTAAATGTTAATGCCATTATTCTGTACTCACTTTAACTATTCCTATTTCAGTATTTAATACTAAACCTGTTCCTGAAACTGGATTAAATCCATAATATTCAGTAGATGATTTTTCACCTCTATCAGGTCTTGGATTATAAAGTGATTGATTGTCTGATGTATCTACCTCACCAATTTTTAATTGAGGATGGTCTATATCTAAACAATCATCACAAACTCTTAATCCATTACGAATACCATCTTCTATTTCGTATTTTAAATCGTTTAACTTATAAGTAAAACCGCATCTATCACAGTCTCCTAAAGCTTTTTTACCTAGGGCATAACTCATCTGTACACATTCATATCAGGTATAAATTTTACTGGAGCTCTTTCTCTATCTGCATCGCTTACATCATTCCAAAGTTCATCGTATCTTTGTTTTATCATTGGAACTCTATTTACTGCTTCTGGTATTTTACAAGCTAAATTATATGCAAGTGCATATGTAAGACAAGGCAAGTATCTATTAGGAACATCTGCATTATTACTTGCAACATTACCTGCATCTTCTATTCTTTTAATATAGTCATAGACTAATGTATATGTTTCTGAAGAATCAGGAGTTGCCCACAATACTATATTATTAGAGCTAGTTCCTTTATCTACAAAAAACTGTGTAGGTTTTGATTGTAATAATTTAACAGCTTGATGATTGTATTCTGTTCTTGATATTCTATTTAGTCTTTGGTCAAACTGATTAGAAGTATCTCCTGCATCAGTTCTAATAAAAGCATCTACAACTTCAAGAGCACTAGATTCTATTGCGTAACTACTTGTACCAGCAGTAAGTGTTTGAGTGGCTTGTTCTATTTTCCAAAGGTTTAATCCTTTATTTTGCCATTCTAAGAATATAAGATTTAAAGCTCTTTTAGCTCCTTTATAGTCATAACCAGAACGCAACTCACTACCGCACAAATCATATGCTTCTTCCATGATGTCGGCTAAATCTAATGTAAATGTTGTTGTTCCGCTTGTAGCCATAACTATCGCCTATATTTACTTTTTTTAGTTTTTGGTTTAGGGTATAAATCTGGATTAGCCTTTATTAAAGCTTTTCCATAAGCTTGTTCATCAAGAACTCCATTTACCATATAATCTTTATAATCAACATCTACAAATTTTTTCTTTTTTATTGCATCTTTTTTAGAATTTGATTTTATAGGAGATGAAAATATATCTTTTTTTATTTTAGATGGAGAATTATTACCCATATTTGTATCTTTAGTATCTCCACCACCATCAAATCTATTTCTTTTCATAATTTATTCCTCATCAACATTTCCACCTTCTACGAGCCTGTCTAATTCTTGAATTAGGGTCGTTTCTAGTTTTAGCTGAACTTCTTTTAAGTTGTCCTAAAGACCTTGCACAGTAAGATTTTCTGCGTTTTGCAGCCTTACTACCTTTTTTTACTTTACCTGTTACTGCTGTTTTTAATTTAGAACCAGGATTTAAACGCCTATAAGCTTTAACACCAGCTTTAGTCATACCAGCACCAGATTTAGTAGAACGAAAGTTCTTCTTATTCCTAGATGGCATTTTAGCCTGTTTTCTTATAGGCATAAGTTTTAGTTAAGACTTACCGCCTTTAGCGTAACTTTTGGTTTTCATAGTTCTTTTACCACCACGCATACCACCTTTGGTTTTCATCATGCGTTTTGTGTTTTTACCACCAGCCATACCGCCTTTGGCTTTCATCATAATTTTTTTACCTGCAGCATATCCTTTATTTTCCATAGGAGTATCACTAGTCATTTTAGTATTCATACCCATACTAAACATTCTTTTAACATACTGTTTATTAGATTCAGTTCCCATTTCAGTTGCTTTAGGTTGCCCTATATCTCTTTTAGGTTTCATAATTAATTCCTTTACTTAGATGCAGCTTTTTTAGGTCGCCCTTTTTTAGCTGCGGGTTTTTTAGTTGTTTTCTTTTTTGGTTTTTTACCACCAACATAAGCTTCATTAATATCTGGAGTAGATGGGTCATCACCGATAAGTTGTCCTTTNTCGTTTCTTGCCCTTTCACCATTCATTTCAGCACATTTGCGTTCTGCATCTTCTAAGTCTGGGTCTGGACCAAATACAGGTCTATAAATACCATCTTCGTCAAGATGTAAAACTTTATATTGTGGTGGAAATTCACCAGTTTCTGAAATTACATAATCTTTACTTTTTGCCATAATTAATTCCTATTAATCAGAGTACACTTTTACCATTTCTAAAGTAATAGAATAAGTGTCTCCTGAAGAGTGTCCTTTAGTAGTAAATAGAATATCTCCATTTTTACCACTACCTGCGTTATTTGGAAGTCCGCCAAAATCTTTAAAGTCCATATGTCCATTACTACTTTCAGCAAGTTCTACTAATAAAACATTAGTAGTAGCATTTAAAAATAGTTGAACAGACATACCAACAATAGCATGGCTAATACGCATTACTCTAACTTCTGAACAAGATATACCTGCTGCATTAGAAGTTAAAGCAGACACATCTACCTTAGCTACTGCTGATTCTCCTGTGCCATCGCTGACATTAGTAAACTTCATAACACAATTTCTTTCACCATCAATAATAGTTTGTGATGTTACTGCGTCTGCCATAATTTACTCCCTACGCTATTTGAGTGTATTCAATAATAAAAGTAAATGAACCTGCAGTTGTAGCATCTACTGTATTAGTGATATTACAATAAATAGTTCTTGCGGTATCTGTATATTGAACAGAAGCTGGAGCTGTTGTTCCATCTTGGGTTTGAAGAACTAAACTGGTTACAGTTACATTGTGAGCAACAACAGTTGTGCCGCCATCAAGTATCTCATCAGTCTGAGCTGCAACAATTTGTGCACCTGAGCTAGAAGTACCTACTTCGTAACCAATATCACCTGTTCCAATAACAGGAGAAGTATCACAAAATATTTTTATATCAGTAATAATTGTGTTTGCTGGTTGTGTAAATTCACCTATAGATGGAGAATCTCCTGCTGTAGTATTTACTGTTACACCAGTTGCAAAGCCAACATGCTTTACATATTTATCTGTAACAATACCTGTAGATGCAATAGTTGCTACATCTGAAATTGCACCTGTGCTTGAATTTTTTGAAATGACCTTAAATCCGCCTTCGGCTCTTACTGGTCCATTAAAAGTTGTGTTAGCCATAATTTTCTCCTAAAAGAAATAATCTATCATCTTGGCAAATGTCTGCTAGGTCAGTTGATAGACAAGTTAATAAAATACCTAGATTTATAATATACCATAAAAAAAAGGGGGAACATAAGTTCCCCCTTAATGTTCTTACGAACTACCTGGTGAGCCAAAGATACCAAGTGGGTCTGAAACTCCAAACGAGTATCTTTCCCTAGCTTTGTATCTAACATTACCAGTATCAAAGTCTCCATCCATAGATGTAGTCATTGGACTTCTAACGAAGTGCTTCATGCCATCAGGAACATCAGTTGTGATGAAGAAAGCATTTGTATCAGTTAAATAATGATTAACTGAATAGCCTTCTGGTATCACGCCATTT